TTAAGTATTAATGATATAAAAAATAAGATGGTAAATAATTTTATATCACTAATACTTAAAATATCATTTAATAAGATATACAATATTATATTTATTAAATGAGTTTAAACTTATTATTAAAATGTCCACATTGTCAAGAGATTGTTGAAATTGCAGAAATAGCCTGTGCGATATTTAGACATGGAGTATTGAAATCTAATTTTCAACAAATTAATCCACATTTATCAAAAGAAGAATGTGATAATTATAGTAAAGAAAATCTAATATATGGATGTGGTAAGCCATTCAAAATTATTCAAACAACAAATTCTGATAATGTTGTATTATATGAATTAGTTATTTGTGATTATGTATAAAATAAATATTCTTTCTCTAATTATATATTAAAAATGATTGAGTGTATATTCGCCAATAATTGTATTTATTCACCAACATTTATTGGAATATGTATATTTATCGCCTTATTTGCATTTATTTCTATTTTTTTTATTCATCAATATCTTAATTTAACATATTCATCTTATTTATCAGGTTTTGAAAGTTTTAACAATGAAATAGTCATAAATGGTTATTGTCAAATTAATAGATATTTATTTAGATTTTATCAAATAATTTATACATTAATTATGAGTGTATCATTTAGTATGTGTTTTTGTTTGATATCAAAATTGTATAATAATCCATTTAGTTTTTTAGATGTGTGTTTTTTGATTATAATCACAATTTGCAACTTATTTATTATAAACATCTATTTATTTAAAATTGGTCAGCTATTTGATAAAAAATCTAATAAAGAAATTTCTAGCTCAATTATTAGACAGAATAATTTAAGTATGATTATAATACAAATGTATCATGATATAAGTGCCATTATCGCAATTACTTTAGGAATAATAACAACAATAATTGTTTTTATAAAAAATCATTATGTTATGTATATTAGTTTAATTTATATTGGAATGTGCTTATTAACTGTAGGTATTCGATATTTTATTGATAAAAAAATTAATAATTTTGGAACTTATGAAAAAATTACTTGTTGGTCATTATATTTTATATATGCATTATATTCATTAGTTGAATTTGATATTAAGTTTTTTATCACTTCATGTTTAGTTTTTTCAGTTGTTGGTTTTGAAATAGTTACGAATAATTATAATATGACTATTCATATTACTAATCATCAAAAATATTCATGTTTAAATAAAACTAATAATGGTATATATTATTATGAAAATATATCATTCATAGATATATTTAATTTCTTTTTGAAAAATGATTTTTTTTCGCGACTATGGTTTATGATTAAACTTATTTATTTAAAAAACAATCTTATACAATATGTATTAATGCATAATGACAAATTTGATGATACAAAACCACATATATTTATAGAAGAATTATATAAAAATAAAGATTTTATATTTATTCAATAATAACATAATAGTTTCTGTTATTTTTTTAATATATATATTTATATGATTAACTATAAATATATAATTGTTATAATTGCACTTATTATATATACTTTAATTATACAATATAGATATGTTGCTTATTTTATTCCAAATAAAATCATAAAATATACACCCAAGGATTTTAATATGGAATTTAATGAAATAAATATCGGAAAATTAAATGGTTGGTTTTTTCCTAATAAAAAATCAAATCAAAAACAAAATCCTAATATTTTAATTTTTTATCATGGTAATGCTGGTAATATCTCAAATAGAATTAATACTATTAAACAACTCCTTGATATTTTACCCAATACTGATATTTATATTTATGATTACCCTCAATTTGGTATTTCTAGAGGCGACCTAATACCTTCTAATATAATTAGTGGAGCATATAAAGTTTATAATTATTGGGCATCTAAATATAAAAATATTAATTTAGTTGGTGAATCAATAGGTGCAGGCATTATGGCAGAAGTATTTGATTTATTACTTAAATTAAACCATAATAAAATACCAAAAAATATAATCCATTTAAATGGTATCACATCTTTAAAAGATATCATTAGCAATTCTATTCCATATGTTACTAAACCATTGATTTTACCATGGATTGAAGAATTTAATCCAGAACGTATATACACAAAACATATTACTAATTTACCAAATATTATTATTATACATACACCAAATGATGATATTGTTCCTATAACATTTGTTTATAAACTTCTACATAAACTAAGAATTAGTAATCGTATACAATTTATTGAGATATCCGGTTCACATAATAACCCCATTATTGATTCTAATGCCGTAATAAATATTAGATCAAAGTATTTGTTATAAATAAAATAATGAGTTATTTAATATTGATTATTTAGGAAAAAACTTGCCGATCCAACAACTGGTATATTTACTTGTGTATCTCCTGTAAGTTGTTTCTTTTGAGATTCAGTATTTGTTGATTCTACTTTAACTGGTTCGGGTTGCTTATCATCTGTTTTAACTGTTTCTTGATTTGATGACACTGCTTGAGTAGTTTGATCAACAGATTGTATAGTGGGTTTTGTTGTGGGATTTACTGATTCATTATTTGTATTATTTAAACTTTGTATTGATGGTCTAACAGATGTTGTACTTGTGTTAATATTCTCTTTACTATTTAATGAATTAATATGAGGTTTATTTATATGTGGTCTTTCATTAAACATAACACCATTACATGATGATGCTCGTATTATAACAAAATTAATTTTACTAGAATCTTCTGGTAAAGATTTTGTAATAAATTCATAACATTGATAAGAATCTAGTGGTAACATACTAACATGTGCAATTTTTGTTATTATTTCGCCAATATTATTAAAATTTGTATTTATTGATTCCATTGAAATTGTTTTTGGTATATTATTTGGAATACTTAAATCAGCTCTACTTAAACTTACAACTAATTTTGCTTCACTTGTATTTTCTAATAAATAATAACCTGCACCATGTAATTTATCAAATATTTCTTGTTGTGTTTTAGGATTAAATAATGTTGTTCCATTAAAACAAGGTGTTGAATTATTATTTGAATTATAAAAAAATGCATAATTGCCATCTGGTAATAATTGTGTAGTAGGTTCTGATGCTTTAGCTGGTTCTGATGCTTTAGCTGGTTCTGATGCTTTAGCTGGTTCTGATGTTTTAGTTTCTGTTGTAGTTGCTTCTGCTGGTGTTGCTTCTACTGGTTTTGCTTCTGATGTATTTGCTTCTACTGGTTTTGCTTCTGATGTTTTTACTTCTACTGGTTTTGCTTCTGATTGTTCGCTAGTATTTGAGTTAACAACTTTATCTTCTAATTGTTTAGGATTAGTATCAGTTTCTGACACAACAGCTCCACCATTCATATTAATAGCATTTAATAATTTATAATATTTTGCCAAGTATTTATTGCATTTAGCTTGATATAAATACTTTTTTTCATATAATTTTTGATCTGATGACATATAATATATATTTATAAAAAAATATATTATAATAAAAAAAAATTAATAATTTTTCCAATCAAATTCCTCTTTTAATTTATCTTCTACTTTTTTAAATATATTTGATTTAAAAAATCCATTATATGCACTAAGTGGTGATGGATGTACACCTGTTATAATATGATTTGTATTATTATTTATATATATTTTTTTGCTTGTGGCATTTGAACCTAACAAAAGAAAAACAATTCCATTCCTATTCAAATTAATGTATTCAATAACTTTATCAGTAAATTCTGTCCATAATGATTGTTGAGAATTAGATTTATTTTCGATTACCGTTAATGCTGAATTGAGTAAGAAAATACCAGAATCTGACCATTTTGTTAAATTCCCTCCTTTGTCAAAATTATATTTTCTTTCGGGGAATTCATCTTTTATTTCTTTAAAAATATTATATAAGGAAGGGGGAATTACTACTCCATCTGGTACAGAGAAACTTAATCCCATTGCTTGACCTTTTTTAATGTATGGATCTTGTCCCAAAAGAACAATTTTAATTGAATTAATATCTTTCTCAAATACTTTAAATATTAATTCAGATGGAGGATAAACTGCAAAAGTCTGTTTTGACAAATTAATATTTTTCATTATGTTAATAAGAATAGGACTTTGTTTAATAAACAAGTCAAACCATGAATTATGGATATTATTATTTACTAAAAGATTAATTAAATATGTTTCATCACTATTTAAATATTCATCTAATTCAGTTAATAATAAATCTATTTGTTTATTTAAATTATTATGTTTAATAATTAAATTCTTAATATTTGATTTGGTATTTATATTATTTTGTGTGATATTATATGTATTCATATATTTAAGATTATTTATATATTAATGTTTATAACACTGATATTTATATTAATTTTTTCATTTTTTATTGAGAGTTAAAATATATAAAACATTAAATCTTATATTTTAACATTAATAAATGCTAATTATAAAATTAATCCTTGTTTTAATATTATTTATATTTAGACCAAGTAATTGGTTTATAACAAATTGCTTATTAATTTTTAATCCCATTGTAATACCCGTAGTCAAATATTCTTATCTACAATTGATGAATCATTGTTCTAATATACATTCAGAATCTAATAATATTATTTATGGATCTATATCACAAATTATGATGGTAATATATATGTTTGTTACAATGATAACATTATATTTTACAACATTTATTGAATTTGCTAGAACATTTAAAATCGTTCAGAAAACAGAAGAATGTGCACTAGTCGTATACAATAAAATTAATAATATCGATCAAAGATGTAAAAATTGGATTAATCTTAAAATGATGAATATTGCTAAAAATATGGGAGAACAAGCTATTAATCATCTAAAAAATAATCCAAATCTTGCATTAGATGCATTGAATAAAATGAATAATTTAATGATCCCACCTGGTCAATTTCAACCTATGCCAAATTCATCTGATCAAATCCAACCTATGCTAAATCCATCTGATAAATTCCAACCTATGCCAAATCCATCTGATATGTTACAACTGATGCAAAATTTAAATAAAATGTCTCCTCTGATTGCTCAATTAGATAAAAAACATTTGAATCAATCTATGCGACAATTAAAACCGCCAATACAACAATTAAATCCACCAATGGAACAATTATCAAATACTAAATTTCAAATAGATACATATGATCTTATGGATAAATTAATAGCCAATTTGACAGATTTAAAGAATTTAAATGAAAATGATAAAACTATAAGAGATCAAATGTATAATGATATAACCAAGTTTTTGAGGAGTACTAAAACCAATGCCGATATTAAAACCAATGCCAATATTAAAACTATTACTGAAACTAAGACAAAAACAAAAAAAAATAAAATGAAAAAGTCTGATATCTTAAAAGCAATAAAAGATGCAGAAAATATATCAGATGAAATAAAAAAATAAAAAATATTTATTTGATATTTATTTGATATTGTAGATGATTTATGGGTGTAAATTATGGTTAACAATGTTTGGTACCTTTTATAATTTTATATTTATATATAATTATAAGAGATGAATAATATAATATTTTATGATTCTAGTGATTTAAATGAATCACCATATTATTTTATTAATAAACAAAGTATTAAATGGATACCCAATGATAACTTAGTTGAAAGATACAATAAATATATTAATACGATTAATAATAGTAATGATGAATGTATATTTTGTCCTGACGTAAATAAAGCATTATCTAATATTAGAACTTTAGAAAACAAGATTGATCATTATAATAAAATATATGCTGAACTTTCAAAGTCAGAGTCTCTAAAAAAAAAATCAGAAGCATTAGAATATAAATTATTTATTTATGATTTAGAAATGGAAGTATGCGGATTAAAAAGTAATATACAATCTATCAATAAAAAAAATAATGAAATTTTAAGAAAAAATGATGAAATATTAAATGAATGGTCAGAATATTTGAATTCTGCTAAAAAATTTATTATGGAAAATAAATTATATGATATTGTAACTGTCAAAAATATTATTTCAACTCATAATTTATTAATAGTTCAAAAGAAAAATATAGATAGTTTAAATGTATGTATAACTAATTTAAACTATAATAATAATTTAATAAGATTAAATCAATATTTTAACTTGCCTTAATTTGTTTTAAACAGATAATTTGTTTTAAACAGATAATTTGTTTTATATCTATATATGGAAAACAAATTATTAGATTACCAAATCCCTCATCTTAAAACACTTATTAAAATTTTTAATAATCATCATAGAATATTAGATACATCAGATACAGGTACTGGTAAAACATATGTAGCGATTGCATTATGTTTAGTTCTAAATTTGAAACCATTTATAATTTGTCCTAAATCTGTATTGGGAAGTTGGAAAGAGGTTATTGAATATTTCTCTGATGGGTTAAATGATCAAATAAATAATCAAAATATATTAGATTCGTATGAATTAACTACGTATGGACGTATATATTCACATAAAATACTCCAAGCATCACAAACAGAACCAGATTGTTTAGAATTAGATCCAACAATTGATTATTCTAAATATTTATTTATATTTGATGAAGTTCATAAATGCAAAAATGTATTAACAGCAAATGCCAATTTATTATTAAGTTTATCAAATATTAAATCATCTAATATATTAATGTTATCAGCAACGGCAGTTGATAAGATAAAAAATTTTTATATATATGGTTATGTGTTTGGTTTATATAATTCCGAAGCAGGTTTTAATGGATTCTTATCTAAATATCAGAATCTAAATAAGATTTCTCAATTACTATATCCAACATATGCAGCTAGGATGTGTAGAGATCAAATTCAGAATATCTTCAAGAATAATCAAATAATAATGAAACCTATTTATATGGAGAATTATGAAGAGATATCAAATATTTATTCCGAGCTAAAACTTGGATATGATAGAAAAAATTTAGGATTTTTTCAAAAGTTAAGACAACGTATTGAATTGCTAAAAACTGATACTATTGTAAATTTAACTAATAAATATATAGATATGGGTAAATCTGTTTGTATATTTGTCAATTTCACAGATACATTAAAGGAAATCGCAAGATCCCTTCAAACTAATTGTATTATTTATGGTCAACAAACTGATATTGAACGTTCGAATAATATCAAAATGTTTAATTCTGACCAATCTAGAGTTATTATATGTAATATTGCATCTGGTGGTTGTGGAATATCTTTACATGATACAAATGGTAAATATTCACGTATCTCTCTAATATCACCTTCTTGGTCAGCTCAAGATATAATACAGGTTTTAGGTCGTATTCATCGTGCAATGGCTAAATCAGATGCTGAACAACATATATTATTTTGTGCACATACATTTGAAGAAAATGTAGGAATGATTTTACAACAAAAAATTAATAATATACAAACAATTAATCAAAACAATACAACCGAATCTACTTCGGATAATTCTATATCAACTAATTCAATATCAACTAACACAATATCAACTAACAAACCAAAAACAAATATGACAAGATTAATATTATCTGAATTTGAGAAGGTAAATGATATTGAAAATAAAATAAACACCAATATTGAAAAAATGTCAGATCATGATTTATGTTTTGAATTAATAAATTTATATGATCAAAAAAAAAAAATTAAACCATATGATAAGACTAAATTAATGGAAATAGAATCAAAAATAAAAAAAATAGAATCAAGAATAGGACCAAATAATATTTGTTAGATATCCATAATTATATTTTGCGAATCATCAATTATATTTTTTAAATTATTTTGTTCACAATTTTTTTTTAACGTATTATCAATTAATGATCTATTATTATAAAACGTACATACTAATTCATCAAATATATTCTTATTTTTTTTTAATAAATTTTTTTCAGGTTTAATTATATTTCCATCTACATCTTCCAGGGCATCTCAAAGAGATGCTAGGTTAGCAAGATGATAAATATATAAATATAATAAATTAATATGATGGTTTAAACCATCATATTAATTTATTATATTTATATATTTAT